CTTTAACGCAATGTCAAACAAAGAAATTGAGTTTGTTCTTGCACACGAAATCTTACACTGCGTCTTTGGTCACCTTACCCGACGTGAGCAGCGTGAGCATCAGTTGTATAACATTGCTGCTGACTACATTGTAAACAACACCTTGGTACGAGACCGCATCGGCGAGATGCCTAAGATTGTGGACTGCTACCAGGACTTTAAATACGAAGGCTGGACTTCAGAAGAAGTGTACGATGATCTTTTTGAGAAGTATGATGAGGATCAGCTAAAGGCACTAGGCGAGATGTTGGACGAGCACGTTGACTGGGAGAAAGGTGACGGCGAAGGTGACGGGGACGAAGGCGAAGAAGGTGAGGATGGAAATGGCAACAAGGTCAGCAAAAAGCGTCCAAAATACTCAGAAGAAGACCTGCGTCAGATTCGCGACGACATTAAAGAGAACATGCTGAGCGCAGCACAGGCAGCTGGAGCAGGCAATGTGCCAGCTGGTGTAGCTCGCATGATTAAAGATCTTACTGAGCCCAAGATGAACTGGCGCGAGCTGCTTCGTCAGCAGATTCAAAGCACTATTCGAAATGACTTTACGTTTGCCAGGCCAAGTCGAAAAGGCCAAATGACCGGTGCTATATTGCCAGGCATGAACTTCGACGAAACTATTGATATCTGCGTAGCACTTGACATGTCAGGGTCAATTGGCGAAAGTCAAGCACGAGATTTCCTAAGCGAGATCAAAGGCATCATGGACGAGTACATGGACTACAAGATAAAAGTCTGGTGCTTTGACACTGATGTATATAGCGAAGCAGACTTTAGTGCAGACGGTGGCGAAGACCTTACTAGCTACGAAATTAAAGGCGGCGGTGGCACTGACTTTATGGCAAATTGGAAGTATATGAAAGAACAGGGTATTGAGCCCAAGAAATTCATTATGTTCACAGACGGGTATGCCTGGAACAGTTGGGGCGACGAAGACTACTGCGACACAGTGTTTGTTATCCATTCTAATAGCAACAAGGAACTACAGGCACCGTTTGGACAAACTGCGCACTATGATTAAAAATCTTAATCCAAATCCTTTTGATGTGTTAGGACTACGCAAAGTGGGGTTCGCTGAGCCCCACTTTGAGTACGTTAACGTTCCTATGATTTACAACCTAGAAAGAAGTCTTGCTGAATGGATCTCTAAAAACTTAAAACACAAGTTTTATGTAGGACGTACTGTTGTTCTTGATCACGATAACAAAATTGTGCAAGTTGTAACTGTTGGGTTTGAAGAATCAAAAGATGCAAGTTATTTCATGTTAGCATGTCCTTATCTAAAATATAAATAAATAAAGTACGCACATAACATTATGAGGAGAACTATTTTGAGCGAAGACGAACAGGCAGTATCACAAGAAGTTGAACAGAAAGAAGCTGAAAAAAGTCCTGACTTGACAATACAAGATCTATCAGCTATCAAAAGCATTATTGATATATCTTGCCAGCGGGGAGCATTCAAGCCCGGCGAGATGGCCGCAGTTGGGCAAACATACAACAAATTAGAAGCATTTTTAAAAGCAGTATTAGCACAGCAAGATCAAGGAGCATAATATGCTAAAACACGTAGGTCGTATGGCCAACAATAAAAGAAAAGTAGTAGTTGCTTATAAGGTAGTACCAGACGATGAGCATAACTGTATCGTAATTACTACTGAGAACTTAATGGCCGAAGAACACGATGCCCTTATTAAGTTAGTAGAAAGTGCAGCGGGACAACAAGCTGAAGATCTAGCAACAGTAATGTCCCGCACTCCTTTGCCAGATGGACGGAATATGCTAGCATCGTTTCATCACACAGGTAAGATGGTTAAAGTACCAACTAACACCGTGCAGATGACACCTACTGCAAATGACCACATCATGTTAGATGAGCTTAACGATCTCATTGCATCGCAGCGCGGAGTTACGCTAAGAGAATTAGCAATGTTAAATCCTTCTAAGGCAGATAGAAAAGATAATGTCGTGGCACCAACTAATGACGCAATGTCATTGGATGCCCCTGCTGTACTAACAGACGAGCAACTAGCTACTCAATATCGATCGCAGGCTAATGCAATGTACAAAGAAGCAAAGCGACTAAGAGAACAAGCTGAAGAGCTAGTGCCAACAAAGAAAAAAGTAGCCCCAAAGGCAACAAAAGCTCGTGCATGATAAGCTACCTCCAGAAGTAATAGAACACTGGCCTGAAATATTTAAAGATGTTGAAATAAAAGCAGTTCCTATTGAATATATCAGCAGTGTTATAGTAACGTTTGATGACGGGAAAATATGGGAAATAGAATTAGATAAAGAAAATAGTCCGTTAGAAGCTCTTGACAAAACGCTTGATTCTTTTTTTGATGAATACGACGAATATATTGAATCAGTTGATTTTAGATTAGATACAGAACAGGTTATAAAAGACATTAAAGCCCGCACAAAACAGTTCCTCAAAAAGAGAAAGTAAAGTCCTCTTAAGATATCTTATACTCTGCATAAATACGTGTATAGCATATCTTAGGAGTTTTTATAATGGCCCTACGTTTACGACGCGGCACCGAAGCACAACGATTATCAATAACGCCAGAAGAAGGCGAATTGATATACACCACAGATGAAAAAGCTTTATGGATAGGTGATAGTGACTCTACTCAAGGCGGTACACTAGTTACTGGCACTGGTGGTTCATCTCGACTAGACCAACTTTTTGACGTTGATAGTGCGTCATTTGTAAACGGTGGTGTACTAAGTTATAGCAATGGCTTCTGGAGTAGTACGCTGCTTCCACTTGCACAATTAGCTGATGTTGAGCTAACTAGCCTTGCTGACAATCAAATTTTAATGTGGAACGAATCTGCAGAACAGTGGAGTGGCTCGTTTGTGACTCTATCTCAGCTGGCCGACGTCAACCTAGGCGCAGTTGCCGAAGGTGATATACTAGTATACGATGCAGGTACACTTAAATGGATATCTTCTAACGGGGACAGTTTAATAGGGTTGAATCAATTATCTAATGTAGATCTTGGCTCAGTTACCGACGGCGATTTATTAGGATATGATTCAGATACAAACCGATGGACTGCAACCACATTCAATGCTGCTGGACTAGTACCAGGCAATAGCTATAACATAGGTCTGACAGCAGATGATGACTCACCGCTTGTTGACTCTGCAACTAAGACACACTACGGCAGCTTCTACGGAGGACTGTACTCCGATGATGGACTAGTGCTAATAAACAGTAATACTGGAATTGCATCTACTTCTGCTGGTGATACTCTGATAGACTTTACTACCGGTGAATTCACAGGTACACTAACAGGAGATGTTGACGGTGATGTAACAGGCAATGTATTTGGTAGTGACTCTTCTCTATTAGTAGACGGTGTCAACAGTGAGCTAACAGGTCTAGTAACAGGCGATGTTTCGACATCTTTCCTAGAAGTTAGCAAAGACAATACTATTGCAGATCAGGCTGCAATAGTATCATTTAACGGAATATCAGGAACGTACATTCCGTTTGTTGAAGTTAATAGTACAGCAGGTACTATCGTAGCTCCAGTTGATCAGATTGCAGGAGCCGGCGTTGGTGGCTATCGAATTAATACTACTATCTCAGGCACAAATAAAACAATAACCGCTTTAATTAGTACACTAGCGTCTGATGCAGATACTAGCACTGTTAATCCTAAAGCAATCACTCAACTAGCAGTTGGAGGTAATAACAGCCTTTCTTTCTTTAACTTTAACGGAAACGGAATATTCAGTGTACCTACTGCAATTAAGACCGGAGTATTTGTTGATGCTACAGACAGAGATGCCGCAGTTATCACTCCAGAAGCAGGAACTATTGTATTAACCGGAACAACATTCCAGGGATATAACGGTACTAATTGGGTCGACTTAAACTAATACCAAAGTTTCATTAATGCTACTCCTTACTAATATAAATAAGATTATTAAAGGATATAGCATTAATGATAAAAGGTATAAACAACACTCCGTATTTTAATCTTGAATCTCACGTTGATATGTCAACGTTTGAAAATCTTCAACCAGAGATAATCAGAGGGATCTCTGAAGCAAGGCACTGTGCCAAAGAAGGTACATGGATGAGGCCGGGCTTTGACCAGAGCCAAGGAAGTTATAAGTGGCACTGGAAACCTATATTCCAGGCTCTAGACGAATATCTTGCACTACCAGACAACAACCCTATTAAGCAAGGAGGGTGGGATCTGTACTGCAATATCAAAGACCACGAAACACGTAATAAGTTTACTCGATACCTCAAATTAGCACTAGGTGCATACGATCCTTATACTTACTATTTCTTATGGGAAGAGGGTTCGTGGGACGACAGAACTGCACTTCGTCAGCTTACTCCAGAAGCACAATACTTTCCTAACGTAGTTAATTGGGTAGAAAGTATGATCACTAATAATATATTTGAACATGTGGGCAGAGTAATTTTCTTTGTATGTGAGCACGGAGGTTATCCTTTTGAACATCGTGACCTCGATGGCAATAAAGGAATGGATCAAACATATAGCCCTCATCGTAACGAGTTTATTCACATACGTCCTAACACTAAGAAAGCGTTTTACCTTTGGGATCCTGAGAAGAAAAATAAGGTATACATAAACGCACAAGCCGCATGGTGGAATGACCAAGACTGGCACGGCGGCGAAATGATTATGGAACAGAGTTATGGTCTAAGAATTGACGGAAAGTTCACCCAAGAGTTTAGAACAAAGCTGGGTTTATCGCACTTGGAGAATTACTAATTGAAGTATGTAGGAAACTTTATAGACAAAGTGCCAGACGGCCTAATAGAAACACTGCTTACTGAAGACGGTGAAATTACTCCCGTTTACCAGCCAGACAAGTGGCAGGGTAGTCCTGAAATTGAAGCTGCTCTCAAACAAGTCGAAGATGCAGGATATCCTGCGCTAGACTACTACTTTCATCAGTACACTGATAATACAAAATGCATGCAGTCGTTCGTCGACGATCTCAAGTGGTTAAAACTTGACGGCGTTGTGCCTAGAAGGTTTGATCGTCACCATTGGTGGATTGTTAAATATAATCCTGGAGATATGCAGCCTATGCATGTTGATCCGCATGTTCGCGACGCAAAAGAGTGTTTGCGTTATACTATGATGCTAACTGACTTTGCTGAAGGGCACATACTAACGCACGACGATTTTATGCTAACTGATTACAAAGCAGGCGATTTATTTTTATGGGAGGACTACTATTGTTATCATGGCGCAGTTAACATTGGATACACCCCCCGCATATCTTTACAAGTGAGCTTCTATAACAAATGAAATATATCGGAAACTGCAAGGAATGGATTCAACCCTGGTGGATCGAAAGAATATTAAGCACCGACGGAGATATCTCGCCGCTGCACCAACCACAAAATCAAAACGGCGAGCTGCCTGAACAGCAGGAACTTTATAAAAACTTCTGTAGCGCTGGGTTCGACAAACGAAAGTTTTACGTAAATATGTATACTCAGAATAAGACTAAAGATATTTTAGACTTTAAAGTTGAGGCGCCGGAACTTATTGACATGACTGGAAAAGTTTGGAAGTGGTGGTTTATTAAAACTATGCCTGGTCAATTGTCTCATTGGCATTTTGATCCTCACACAGTGTATTATAAAGATTCAGAGAGGTACTGGATTGCGTTACACGACTACGAACCTGGACAGATATTTACGTGGAAAGGTGGGAAACTATTAACTGATTTTATTGCAGGCGATATTTTTAAATTTGACAAGCCGCACATGATGCATGGTACGGCTAATATAAGTATGAATCCCAGATACAGTTTTCAGTGCACTGTGCACAAGCCCGAGAAGGTCAGTCTATATAACAAGAAGTATTATACTATAGATTAAGAATAAGCTAAAAAATTATACTGATACTTAGGAACCAACCCTACATTAGCTCCTGCATGCCAAGCACGGTAATCGTTCCATTCATAGATATTACCGTTTGCTTGGTTGTAGAAACATTCGTTCTCAACTATGCTAATATGCCCAACTGCTGGTTCGCCTATAAAACAAACAAATCGTCGTAGTTTTCCAAGTTTAAGATATTCTTCTTCGTTGTAGTCAATGTCGTAATGCCACGGAGCAGTGTAACCTGGATCAACGCGACTAATCCACGATCTAATGTGAGTAACGCCTATAATATTCTCAAACTGTTTTTCGACATTGTAGCCATAGTCAGTTGCGTAATAGTTAGTCCACTTTATAGAATCTTGATTATACCCTGCTGCATCCCACATATTAAATAATCTTTCGTATTTTAATCCAGTAAGAACTGTTCGGTCAAGTATAATTTCTTTACCTGGTAGTTCCGAAATTTTGTTTATTATTGAGCCCCAGCCAGGATCATAATTTGTTACGTATCTACAAGTCATAAATTTCCATATCGTCTAGTGTCTATTAGTATTTACGATAATTAATAGTAATAGAGGAATATCATGGAATACTACTATAATCAAAAGTTAAACGAGCCGCCGTGGCGTAACAACCTCGTATATACTAGTCTTATTAATAAAGATCATACTATTTTTTGTCAATGGTTTCATAACGATTCAGACTATCATAAGGGCCAAAACGAAGTCATAGACCAATGCTTAATGGATGAAAAATGGAACAGAGAAGTAAAGTATCTTTCGATTATGCAGCAAGAGTACCCACATCTAGTTCCTGAAGTAATTAGCATAGATCACAAAGAAAGAAAGGTCCTTCTTAAAATTGACGGTCCAGATTTATGGCAACGTAGTTTAGCTCAAGACGAATGCTCATTTGATAAGATACTGCCTAATTGGGAATCCCAAATGCTAGAGATTGTACAGGCACACAAGGACCTAGGATTTTACAAGTTTTCGATGCATCCAAACAGTTATTTTATCGTAGACGGGCAACTGAAAAGCATTAACTATTTTTTTGTGTACGCAGCGTCTGAGAAGGTTGTACGCATCAAAGACTTCATTAGCCACATTAGCCACAACCGTAGAACAGATTTAATAGCATATTCAGAAAAACTAGGCATAGACTGGCAGGAAGAAACACCGTTAACTAAAATACAGCAGCTAGCGTTTGACAGTTTTCGTAGTAACTACCCTAATGAATTTATTGATGCTGCCCAGGAGATATACCAGTGTACGAAGTAGTTCAGTGGTCCTCCAAACTTGATCTAGCTGAATTTTATAAAGAAGCTGATACTAGGGGATTTGTAAACAACGCTAGTCAAAAAGTTATGATCGATTGTTTTGCTAACGAACGTAAGTGGAATGCGTGGATTTTGTATAAAGACAGTAAAGCAATTGGTTCTGTTGCTGCCCATAGTTTTGACGACGTTATGGGACAAGACAGTTATCGTATATTAACAAGAGTATGCACATTTGGCGAAGCAAGGAAAGCAAAAGGTCTAACAACCGCAAAGAGATTATGCGGTGAGCATCAAAATCTCACAGACCAGTTTCTTCTGCCTAAGTGCATAGAATGGGCTGGTCGAGAAAACTTATACGCAACATCAAATGCCAACACCGCAGCGAGTCAGCGTCTAGTACATTCTATTTATTTTCCTACTTTAGAAAAAATCGGAGTAGTAACTAGGATAAAAAACGTTCACTATCGCCATACTGACCAAACAGTATGGCAAATTAATGTAGACGAGTTTGAGGAGAACCTAGCTAAGTATCCTAGGTGGGTTTAAAAATCTTATCATACATATTAGACAGCACTTCGTTTGGCCATTCTATATGTGTAGAAATTGAACGCTTACAGAACTTTTCTAAGTCTAGTTTGTCTTCGTCAATTGCTTCGTCAAATCGGTGTCCTGAGTTTGTACCCATTAATCCCTTAATATCTTTAAGGTACATGTACGGAAACTCTTTGCCCGCAGTTGCATAAAAGTCAAACGTCTTAAGAACGCCGTTACTTATGAAATAACAATGCGGGTATAAACTAACTTTATAATATCCTGAATCTATAATATCCTGTAATATTCTTAACATCTGCTCTTCCCAGTTTGGTAGAACGTCGACTATGTTTCTTCCAGAATAAATGATATGGTTAAGCGTTTCGCCGCCCCATTCGATAAATATCTTCTTAGTGTTATAATCTATTTCGACAATATTTGGTGCCCACAGCTTATCTTGAAATAGCATTAAGTATTTTACTTCTCGATAAAAAACGTAATCAACTAATTCTTTAGTATAGTCTGGTCGCTCAGGTAACCATTGTGCTAGGTCGGTAGTCTGGTATGCATTTGTGTGATCAAAGTGCATACATAGTACATCATTTTCTTTATTTGCTAAAGGAGTATAAACCATATTAGTTCCGGCCTTCTCCATATCATACGACTTGTACTTATATACAGGATCCCATGTTGAGGTATCAATACTCATTAGTCTGTCCTAATCTAACTTCGAATTGTTTAGGTACAATTTGCAATTCATCAATGCAACTGTACTCTATAAAAAATGCTACGCCTGCTGTAGTAGTTCTAAAATTTGTTATAATGTGCCTTTTATTAGAACAATTAAGCCACGAGCTAACACTGTTGTCGAAAAGATATCGACAATTTACACCCTGCACTAAGATTTCGACTTCCACAGGATTCATCAGAGTGGCATTATTAAGTAATTTCCTAACTACTAGCTGTACTCGGTTAAACTCGCCAAATACCGCTGCTGAATGACATATACTAGTGTCCATTAAATACCACTTCCCGTCAACGATAGACGGGTACATCTTTTTACTTTCAAGGTCTATTAAAAATGCCTCATCGCTTCGAACAGTCAAATGATATCGATCGTCGATGTCAGCGTGACGAAGATAAGACGTGCCGTTTTGCATGATAATAACTCTAGCTTCGCCTATGTTGCTAGGTAAGCTGTGCAGTGCAGTTTCAAATACAGTGCCGTTAAACTCAGGCTTTATTGCCCACGGATCATAAAAAAAATCACCAGTAGGATAATTAATTGAAATTTTAGCAGGATCGTCGCCCATTATGTCAAGAGATTGTGCGATCGATATAGGAATAAAAAAGTTAGTAGCTGATATCATAAAGCTATTTACCTAACAATAGAACAGGTAAATATTAGTATGAAACCGTACCACTATATTAATATCAACGGAGTTCGACTGCCTGTATCTAACGAATGGAAGAAGATAGGCATAAGCGTTAGCGGAGGAGCTGATAGTGCGCTGCTTGCTTATTTAATTTGTTTGGACACTACAGCAGAAATACATATTATAAGTCAAGTAAGAGGATGGAAAACAAAACCTTGGCAAAGACATAATAGTATAGAAGTATACGAGTGGCTGGTTCAACATTTCCCGCATTTAACATTTGTAAGACACGAAGGATTTATACCGCCAGACCTTGAGTGGGGTGATAAAGGTCCTAATATTATAGACGAGTACAACAAGTTAAAAAGTGGTAATCAAATTATTCTTCGATCACACAATGAGTTTATAATTCACAAAGAAAAATTAGACTCGTGGTTTGCTGCTGTAAATAAGAATCCAGAGGTACCATTCCAAGGTGCACTTGCTGATAGAGACGAAGGGCACCTTCCGTTAATAATGGAACACATGGGTATTACAATTTGCCATCCTTTTGTGTATACTATGAAAGACTGGATTATTAAACAATATTATAACTACGATATCCTAGACCTTCTTAATATTACAAGAAGCTGTGAAGGAGACCTAAACGATTACCCCGAGGTATTTGGAGACCTAGATTATCAAACATACATCCCAGGACAATACGTTCCAGAATGTCAACAATGCTTCTGGTGCAAAGAAAGACAGTGGGCTATTGAACAAGTCAAATAGTTGTACTTTTTGTATGCATCCTTTTACAGGATTAGCCACCCGCGAAGACGGCGCTATTAAGGTGTGCTGTCGTTCTCAGCCCATTGGGTGGATACAAGAAGAAACCTTAGAACAAGCGTGGAACAACGACAAGATGAGAGAGGTTCGTAAGCAAGTATTAAACAACGAGCGTCCTGACGTATGTAAGCCGTGCTTTGATCTCGAAGATCAGGGGGTCGAGAGCTTACGACAACGCCACATAGCAGGTGTTATACCCGAAGCAAGGGCCAACTTATACCCTGACGCACTGGACGGTTTGGAGGACGACTATACTATGCCCTTCGAATTCCCTACTATAGAAATAAAAATCAACAACTTATGCAATCTCAAGTGTAGAATGTGTAATCCACTGGACAGCACTAGCTGGAAAGACTGGGATCAGGTCACTGAGTTTTACAAAAAGGAAAACAACTACTTGATTCCCACAGTAGAAAAGCTAGTAGATAAGCCAGGACAGTACATAGGTCCGTTTGACAATACAGCAAACTGGTGGGATAGCTTCGAAAAGCTGCTACCTTTCTTTAGACGAGTAGAATTTGCTGGTGGGGAACCGTTAATGGACCCTAATCACTACAAGATTCTTGACATGCTAGCGCCGTACGGTGAGAACATTGAAATAAAATACGCAACAAACGGCACAAAGCTGGGCATAGGCAAGGGCCGGACTATACAGGAGTACTGGCCCAAGTTTAGAAGTGTAGCTGTAAACGTGAGCATAGACGGTATACACGATGTATACGAATATATCCGCGGCAACGGCAAATTTAACGAAGTAGTCGACAATATCAGAATTATGCAATCTATCCCTACAGTGAGCAGAATTGTTGGGGCATTTACTGTACAAGCAAATAACATCATGCAAATTGACAAAGTGATTGACTATTTCTTAAACGAACTAGATATTATCTTTTACAGCCACCGGGTAACCTATCCAATGGCGTTGAGTGCGCAAGTATTGCCGCCCGCATTAAAACAGGAGGTCGTTAACAAGCTAGAAATAATGAAAACAGAAGTGTTGACCTATCCTAAAATTCAATCAAGTGAGTTGCTAAAGAAAGTAACGCTGCAACAGATTCAAGACAACATTAACTTCTTACAAGCAAAGTGTATGTTCGAATCACACTGGCAAGACTGCATTGCGTTTAACAAAAAACTAGATGCTACACGAGGTCAAGACTTTTTGGCAGCTAACCCAAGGTTTAGACCCTACGCATGAAACACGTGACCAGCAAGTGGCCTCACCAAGACAGTATTAAGGTAGAATGGAATCTAGGAAAACGCTGTAACCTAGATTGCGGCTACTGCCCTGCTGAAATCCACGATAACTTTAGCCCACACACTAATATTGAGATACTAAAACGCACAGTAGATCACCTTGCGGCTCTAGGCAAGCCGGTGCGTATAAGCTTCACAGGGGGCGAGCCTTGTGTGCATCCTCAAATAGACGAACTGCTACGCTACGCAAAAGAGAGAGTAGATTGGATTAATGTGACCACTAATGCATCCAGGAAAGCAGAGTGGTATATTAAACAACCTGTAAACCATTATGTGTTCAGTCTTCACTTTGACAATAAAACCGTAGATCGAATGATTAGGCAAATTATGCAAGTCAAAACAACCTCAATCATTCCGTTCCATGTAAATATCATGGCGCACCACGAACACATGGACCGTGTTAGATCTGCTGTTAGATTATTTAGTTTGTTTGATATACACTACGCTGTACGACGCATACGATGGACTGAAAAACACGACTGGTTTGACGACTTACGATACGTTCAAGAAGATCTAGAATGGTTGCTAGAAAACGATGCCACGGCAAAATCCAACGTAATTATCGACCATACAACTGAGTTACATGCTAACGATGTTATTAAGAAACATCTTAATCAATTTAAAGGGTGGCAGTGTAACGCCGGTGTTGAGAGCTTGATGATAAACTGGGACGGTGAAGTGCATAGAGCAACATGCAGAGTAGGTGGCAGTTTAGGTAACATTTATACTGGAACATTTACGCAACCGCCCGAAGCTATAATTTGCACTAGGCAATGGTGTACTTGTGCCGCAGATATTCCTTTAACAAAGACCAAAATATGATAAAAACAGAAGCAATAACATTAGCTGGCCCAGAAAAAATGATGGTGACCTGGGACACGGGTAGACGATGTAACTTTGATTGCACCTACTGCGAAGCTACTAGACACAACACGTATAGCCCCTATCATTCCTACGAAGAATTATTAACTACACTAGAATTTGTTAAAGAGTACACTAGTATATACGACACAGAAAAACAAGGCGTAAACGTAGATTTTACCGGCGGAGAACCTACTGCTAATCCTAACTTTTGGAAACTGGCCAGACATATAAAAGATCACGAACCTCAGTTAAGTTGCGGATTAACAACCAACGGAGTATGGAATCCTAGGCGAACTGAAGAGATAGTAGAATTGTTTCACGGGCTAACGGTTAGCTACCATCCCGAAGGCGGAGCAAAGGCCAAGGCTCACGTTATAGAAAATATAAAACGCCTTCACAAATCCGGTATTTGGTTGCAAATAAATGTAATGATGCACGTTGATCACTTTGAAGAAGTACAACGAGTGTGTCGCTTACTAACAGATCTTGGTATAACGCATTTTCCAAGGCCAATCGGAGACGGAACGGTTGAAAGAAGTGGATGGTTTAAGGATACTGACGGATCTATGCGCAGAACTAGTCATAGTTACAGTGAAGATCAACAAGAGTGGTTCTTTGACTATATTGGCCAGCCTAATCCTGCAAAACAAAAGAAGGAAGGATCTTCAATAGGAAGAGGCTGCTGCGGTGGAAGATGCATGACAGGAAAAGTTGACGGCGAGTGGATTCCAGTAACTCACGTTGACAATAATTTTAAAGGATGGTTTTGCTCTGTTAATAAATTCTTTATGCATATTGACCAACATGATAAATTAGTCTATCATCATCAAACTTGTCAATCACTTCACGGTGGCAAAAGAGGACCGCTAGGCAGTTTAAACAACACTGCTGCCATTCTGGACTACGCCAAAAATGCAGTAAACGGTAGTCCTATAGTATGCCCGAACAATCGTTGCGGGTGCGGAACTTGCATTCCTAAAGCTAAACATATAGAAGTGTTCAACTTGCTTTAAAGCAAGTGTGCTAACTCCGGAAATACTATCTTAGCTGAGTTGCCTCGTATTGCATCCAGTTTAGTCACATATTCTTTAAAGCCAGGCAACAGATAGCTGTTGTCTTGAGCGTCCATATGTTTTAATACCGCTTCCCATCGCTTCCATCCATAAGGGTTAATTTTCCAAAAGTCGTCGTCTTGACGATAGTTTTCCCAAAGCCACATTTTAAACTCTGCAAAAATTCGATGTACTTCTAGTTTGTCTTCTAGCGGAAGTATCTGTATGCTAAGAAACGTAGGAATATACAGTAGGTGCATGTTCACAAGTCCGCCTCCCATCTGTACTCCACCCGGAACTGTTCCTTCGTTTAGCTTCTTAAAGTTCGAACGTATCTTCCATTTCATGAACTCTGGCAAATGTTTGATGTTAAAAATCTGTATTGCTGTTGCTAGACTAGTCTGAATATTATCAGGTGAATCGTCTAACATATGAAGCGTCTTCTCAACTTGTGCAAAGTCTGTAGGAAAGCGAATGTATTCGTCGCGTGGACCACAGGCATCCATGCTGATAGCAAACTTAACCTTTTTAAACTTCTTCCATAACTCTAACAATTCGTTGTCGACTAGCAGTCCGTTTGAGTTATAACGCAGTAGTATCTTATCTTGGTAGCCTTGTCTTATAATTTCTTGAATAAACATTTTGTGTTCTTTAATCATAAGCGGTTCACCGCCAGCAAAGTATACTTGTTTAAGGTTTGGTACCTGTTTGTACATCTCTTTCCAGAAAGTATCTTTTTGATGCCACTTATTGTCAAAATTATCTTTGTCGAATTGGAGTTGTTGTTTGACATTATCGTCTTCAATTTGAGGTAATAACTTTTGCCAATCTTTAACCCACTTACTAGAATCATGAGGACTACACATTACACATTTAATGTTACAAGTATGTCCGAGTCTTAGGTCAAGGTATTGCAGTTCTTCTGGTACTGTTCCGTCTTGTTTAGTTTGCTCTATTAGATAGGGGATGTCAACATCATCGCGGTGCCAAGTCATTGTCTCCCATATTCGTTTAGACACAACTCCTTGACTTTCTTCTTTAAAGCACTTAGTACAACTTGCAGGAACTTCGCCTTTGAGCATAGTTGTACGCACACTTTTCATGTAATCGTTATTCCATGCGGCCATTGGAGTGTCCTTGCCAAAGTTTGCAGGTTTGCCGTCTTCCATTTTAACCAAGCCCACTTCGTGGTCATTGCCTGCGCCGCTGGCGTTTGCACTGCAACACAATCGCATATCTCCGTTAGGACGGGTAGCGAAGTGAATCCACGGCAGTACGCAGTAACTTTGCGAACCTGAAACTGTTTCTATTTCTCGTTGATATTTGCCTAGTGCACTGTCTTTGTCATTGTACCATTTGTTAGTCATTGTTTAATATAGTTACCTTAATAAATTGATCTTTTGGCTTAGGAAGCTCTGCTACGCTTCCGCAGGTTCTCGCACATGTTACTAACTTGTTTTGCGTCCAATAGTATTCCCAAGCAGTCTGCCAACTATCAGAGCTAACAATGTCGTTAACTGATCGATTCAGGGCGTTAGTATCTCCCAGTGTTTGTTTTAACTCTCGATACTGCTGTAGCATGTGAGTTCTTATCTCTCTAGTGATGTCATTTGCAGGTGCGTAGTTGTAAGGTGCGCTTGCAAGAAAACAGCACGGAAAAACATTTCTATACGCATCAATGTATATCTCTTTAGTGTGCTGAACGTAACAATTAATTTCAGAGTCGCCTAATACTTTTCTATAATTCTTAACAGTATCTTCTGAAATAAAAGGAAGCTCCGAGGAAGAAGGCGGCTCAATGAAGTACTGCGTTTCTCCTTTATTGTCGTATACCGGAAATTTAGGACTTCCTACAAATCTAGAACTGTTCTTCTCAGTAAACAGCGCAAATCCGGTCTCTTTGGCCCGGCTTCTGGCTTCTTCTACTTGATGCTCGTTATGTTTAAATTTTATAAAACACCATTCGGCATTACCGCCGGCGCCGATAAATGCAATAGCATTTTTAATAATACGATTGAAATCAGTACCAATACGATAAAGATGATGTGTATCTTCTAGCCCATCTAACGCAAAGATTACTTTATGTGTCCTAGGTAGCACTTTGGCTAACTGTGCCCACCATGCTGTAGTTCTAGCACTTCCGTTTGTGTGTATACGAATATTAAGACTAGGATTTGTTTGGGCGGCGTAATCAATCATATCAATAAGATCCTTGTTAATAATAGGATCACCAAAGTTGCCGCACATATAGAAACCTTTAATTTGGTCCAGAACTCCGGGCGTGGCTATCTTCTTAAAATCGTCAACTGACCATTCCTGATTTTTTATTAACGGATTATCTTGGCCGCCATGATGGTTTCTTGAGCACATCGGACAAGCTGCTTGACACTTGTTGGTTATCTCAAAGTGGATATCTTCGAGCTCTGTAAATTTAAACAATTTTCCTCCCTATCAACATAAATCTTGTGTACAGTGGTGTTTCTAGTTCGTCGCGGTGTATAACTTCTATTTCCGAATGTTCTTCAAATTCTTGTAGTGTTGAGTGGCACCGAACGTGCTCTGCACAATCAAAATAGTTGTTACTCTGCAGAACAACAAGCGCATTCGTCGGAACTAAGCTTAACCACTGATCATATTGTACTTGTGTTAAGTGCTCACAAATAGTGTTAATTACTACGTCACCTCTATATATCTGCCGAGTTAAATCGCCAGTAATTGCTCGGAACCTTCCCTGCATCTCTTGTCTTTTATTTACCGTGCAGGCTGTTTCCTCACAGTAAGGATCGATATCGTAAGAATGTATTTCTCTAATTTGCAGATTGCTATTAAATAAAATACTAGCAAGCACGCCGTTCCAGCCACCGTGAATGACATATTTCGATGCACTTGTAGGGGCATACCTAGTAAGTGCTTCTACTAACCATACTTTCGATCGTACTTGTCCCTTCCAAAAGCTCTCAAGAGTTCTGTATCTACTACTCGAGTTGCGCACCGCATCCATCCAAAATAATACGTCTTCGATTTCTACTTTCATTGTTTTACCTTGGGTATTTTTGAATCTGCAGAACTTACGCAAGTCGGAGTAATACAAGTAGCTGGACTTGTAAATAAGCTAAATCCGTCTTGGATAGTTCCTAGTGGAACGTCGTGGCAACTATAGGCTCGTTTAACTTCGCCACCGGGCTCGCGTATAATGCAACTTTGAAAACCTGCGTTACAGTTCCATCCTTGAAACTTATTAAAACCAAATGCATTAAATCGTTCTGCTTGATCTATATAATAAGTATTGCCTTGTCTATCTTCCAAGCGAACTTGCGGAGCGACCTCTCCGTGGTACTCTTGAGGGAATCCAATTTGAAGAAGTTGTTTTTGTGCGTCAGTATAGCCCTCTACCACTTCAGTAGCCGTATCGTTGCTCTGTGGCTTTAGTGTGACGTTTATACCACGTTCCGCAAACCTTGCACATCTCTCATAATACTCGTCAAACAGTTCAGGAACCATTACTTGGTTAATAGTGAGATAAGTGTTGTTGTCAAGTAGTTGCAAACACTTGTCTCCAAACTCTTGTTCACGAGCAAACTCTGCATGAAAGCTAGCTGTAATACTGCGACGAGCAAGAGGTGCAGTTACTTCTAGCCATTTGTTCCACCATTTACTACCTGGGCTTAGATTCGTAGTCATATGCAGACTTTGATACTGGGCAAAGTCGTCGTTTACATAGTGCTCTATTAACTGGCCAAATTTCTTGTACGCTGTTGGCTCACCGCCACTAAACGAGAAATGAAACTCTGTAAATCCGTTGGCTCTAGCTTGACGTTTGATCTCTGTTATTGTGTTTTTGTATAGTTCTAGCTGACGGTGGTCCGGAACACTTGTTCGCGCATAAGGCCAGCAGTAAGAACAATTATAGTTGCAAAATCTAGCCAATATCCAAGATACAGCAAACAGTTTGTTATCTAACATTGTTTGCTGTCCGAAACTAGTTATGTCTTCGAACGGAATATCTTGATAGCTCATACGTTGAGTTTGTTCTCCTCTAAGAATTGTTGGTACAGCCAGTCATAATCGTTTATCTTTCCTAGCTCATTATTAAACTGATAAACAGTGCCGTATTTGCGGCCAGCGGCGGCTCCTCTAAGAGCATAGTCTCCAAACATTGCTCCTCTGCCACTTGTGCACCAAACATCAAGGCGTTGTTTAGTTTCTTCGTCTATTTGTCCTCTTATAGTGTTGCTTGCTAGTTTAGCACACTCTCTAAATGCGCTTCTCCATGTTGCAAACGCATCTGTATTAAAACTGGTTATATTTGATATATCTGGCATTGCTTTAAAATTGGTTGAAATACTGGTAGTCACGTCATGGCTGTCAAAATCCATATTTAAAGTGAGCCTGCGCGGCAGTAACTTTACGCCTCCGTAGCCGTATTCTAATCCGTTAATAGGATTAATGCTGCGCCAAACATGCACTGTGTCTAGGGAATACTCATCTACTTTATATTCAAAAGAAAAATCGTCAGCTAGCTGCGCGTCAGCATCGACTACCCAAAACATCTTAGTAAAGCACTGTTTAGCTGCTTTGATGTGAGCTTGGTGAATTCCTTTAACTCCGTCTACCCGTTTAGCTGCCGGGAATCTGCGTTTAAGAGATTCCCAGTTTTCTTCTGCGTTAATTTCATTGTAGCTTATAAAAATTATATCATACATAATATATTGTACTACTTTTTATTAAATATGTCAATTACTTAGTATTACCATAATGAATAACTGTGCTTACACTGGATGTTATTTTACGCCAAGGATCGACTATAATACTAAAAGGAGGTATTGAACAGTACAGTTCATCTACTGACTGTTTACCTGTATACTCGTAAGTAACCGAAGCAGAGTGTGCCATTAAGAATACGCCTGGTTCTGTAGGTTGATAATCATCACCAGTGTACGGATCTATATACGTGGGCAGAAATCCTGCTTTTTCACAATAATATCCAACCAGTAAACTGTAACTTCCGTCAACGTACGGAACCCTTGGCTTATACGCTTTTCCATGGATGTATATGGGCATATTGTGTTGTTTAGCTTGCTCAACTAATACTTTTGCTAGATTCTCTGCCTGGGTCTCCCTTGACTGCATAACGGCACCAAACAGATCGTACCCTAGATCTAGCTTTTCTGCCAAATAGCGTAGAGCAATGTTATCTCTTGGGTGACAACCACCACCGTCGCCCATTCCTGCTGTCATGTACTGTTTGCCCATAATGCGCATATCAGACTCAGCTAATGCTTTAGTCACAACATCAACGTCAATATTGCCTTGCTTTTGCGCAACGTCTTGTATCATATTCACTAACCCAATCTTAGTTGATATAAAGGTATTGTAAAACACTTTGATGCACTCGCACTCGTCCCAAGTACCGACAACATAACGAGGATCGTTCTTCATGATAGTTTTATAGAACTCTATTAGTTCGTTAGCATCACCTGTCTCGTTGCCGTCACAAGTACCTATCATTACCATCTCTGGATTTACCATATCCCACTTAACGCTGCCCATAGCAATAAGATACGGGTTGTAAACAAATCTAGTGTTGTCTACTAACTCAACAAACTCTCTTCTTGTAGTGCCCGGAAGAACAGTTGATACGAGAACTAGTAATTGGTTCTCATTCATATACTGGTTTGCTTCTGCTAACACAACTTTGACTATATCATAAGAAAAGTCTTTTGGCGTTAAATGCGCAGTCGGAATACTGCCGTCGTAGTCTGGGTCGTGTGGTGTCGGCACTGCCACAAATACAATATCTGTGTCCTCTACACATTCTTTAATCGAGTCTACTATATAAACTGTGTCGCTTGCGCAATGCGCAACGTCATATCCTTTAACACAGTGTCCGTTGCTTGACATTACTTCAGCGCAGGGCATGCCTAATTTACCTGTACCTATAAATCCTATGTTCATCGTAGCTCCTGTTAGTTAATTTATTTACTCTACCCGTTGCAATGTTTCATTAATATCGGCACTAGCTGTGATTCGGTACACCTTGCGGGAGAGTTTTTAACCAAATACGCATTGTGTAATAGATCTTCTGTCATATCATACAGCATATTAGCCCATTGCTCTGCCGGTATTGCTTGAAGCCTATCAAATTCTGCTAACACCATCCTTAGGCGTTTAACATCATCTGGCTCACTATCATAGCTGTGATCAATGTAAGTGTCAAAAGTATTGTAGCCAAACTCTTTTAGAAATTTAATATTATTCATGGGACCGCACTGAATAAAAGGCTGTAGCATAGCACACGATTTTAATGTCTTTTCTGTTAAGAACGGATACGGTGCATTAGGTGAGTGTGTTTCTGTTACTAACTGGAAGCTAGAATTAAGTCCGTGTATCCATCCAGTAGTAGGAGCTAGATTTACTTGAAGATCAGCTTCTTTTTCTTTGATACTAGGGTATATATCTCCTGCTGTTTCTAGTATCTTAAACTGATTTTCGTACTCAGGAAAATAGCTTCTCCAATTAAACCACCGAGACTCTTTTGGAATTTTAGAAAACGTCCCTAAGCTAAACAACGTCTGGTCTTCGTACTTCTTGTTCATTATGTGCGCTACTATCACAGTACGATGTTGACGAGGTAGTCTGTTATAGCATAAAGATTTATATGGCATTATCGACTTACGTAATATCAACGACAACTTTTCTTGAATGTATTCGTTATGATTGTCTAAGTTAACAAAGTCAAAAAGATCATACCCAGTAACAACATTGTATCTTTTATTTGTTAATGCATCGTCTGATAACAATCTTCCTGTACTTCCAAACGACGATGACCCTGTAAGTAAAGTGACATTATCTGGGGTTGTATTAAGAGTTTGCAATAACTTTGCTGTATCAGTCCCCCATTGTTCATTAAGTTGCTCACATTCGGTAGAAAAGTCAATTATCCAATGCACTCGTCCTTTTCTATTATCTTTCTTAACACGCAGTGGCATTGGATATCTAGATAGTTTTAGACGACTATCTCTGTGAAATGCAAACATTGGGTTGTAAGCCTTATCAAGTATATCTCTGTACACACTTATATAAATTATGTATTTTTCTCCAGGTACAATTTCATCTAGGGTCTTGTGATCGCACAGGCCAAATTTATCATAAAGAGCATTCCATCTGTTCATATCAAAACTGTGCGACCAGTTGGAATGCTTGTGAGGCAATCCTGCCAGTAACTTGTGTTTGTGCTTTGTTACTAGTATATTAATTCTTTTATTCATACGCTCCTTCTAATAATTCGCGGAGTGTTCTCGTAAACTTGCTTAAAGAATGCCGAACCCATTGAGTCAAGGGCTGCAATTTCGAGACCTGCGTTGACACGTAATACCGTGCCAAGTTCTTGCATTTTTTCATCAACGCAGGTCTCGGTCATGCCTTTGTACTTTTCGTTCCATAAACTTGTCAGGTACTCAAAATCTCTCACCTGATTGTGATCCCAGTCAGTGCAAGCTGTTAGGTAACATCCCTCGCGGGCCCCTAACATACTCCAGAGCCCGTTTTTTACATCTGCTCCCACATTACACCAAATTAATAATCGTTGATAGTTCTGCCACCACACGTCTTTAATGTTATTAGCCTTTACTCCTTGATCAAGACTCATTTTTACACCTTCACGAAATCCAGCGCGCCAGGCCTGGAAAGGACTAGAACAAATGAAGCTAGTACTGTAGTTTTCATTAAACTGGTAATATCTATGATCAAAACAAAAATCAACTGCGCCGTCGGCGTCATCTACTTCTGCTGCTTCGTGCGTCCTCATGTTTTCAACAAACTTCTTGGTCCACAATTTGAGACCGCCGTTGCCGTACATTAATCCATTGACTGAAATCTTGCCGCACCAACTAAACACGTGATCTTGGGTCAGTTCTAACTTGTCTAAATCTATTTGCACTTGAAGGAACGCTGGGTCAACAATGTTGTCAGCGTCTACAGTAACAAAATACTCAGTCTCTGACAGTGCTGCACACGCTTTATGGGCTGCGTCACTGCCTTTAACACCGTGTACGCGCTTGGACCACGGTACCTTAGAACACAGGTCTGCGTAATTCTTCTCTGCGTTTGGCTCGTCGTAAGAGAGGAAGATTATATCACACTCTACTACGTTAATCACGCTTGACATTAAATTTCCTCTATTGAATATGTTTCAAAAAACTTAGTTGTATATATGCTGATGTTTTTTAACTTGGTATTATAACGAAATAGCGCAGTTAGGTCTAGGTAGTCGTTGGTCAAAAGGTCTTGTAGGTTAACTGAAAAGTGTTCATGCAGAATATTAGGATCGTTATTTGCAGTTATACTAAAGTTCAAACTCAGTTTGGCACATTGATGCAGTAAGACTTTATCTAATCGTAGACTGTTGCTAGCTGATAATCTTAGAATGTTGTTGTTTATGTCCTTAACGAATTTTATATCAGCAGGTTTGTTAGTAATTGGAATTTGATACAATTGCTGTCTGATGTCTGCTGATTGATGTTTACGTACTACTTCGTTAAGAGCTATTCGTTTTAACGTGGCGTTGAATGCTACAAAAAACTCACTAAATTGTCTTTTTCCTAGCTTTAGCTCTTTTACTTCGCTGTAATCGACTTCCAGTACCTCGTAGTCTTCTACTTTAGATTGCCTATTAGCAATCTTAACAATTTCCCCTGTCTCTTGTACATAGTGAACGTAACCTTTTATATTATTTGAAGTTTCTACTGTCATTTGATTAACTAGGTCTGTAAAATTAGACATTTAGGTATCTCCTATACGTGTCAAGTACTGAGTTTTCTTTCACAAAGCTGTTTTCAGTATAGTGAAATATGCCTGTCTGCAAGTAGTTTCCTATCTTTAGCTCACAGTTATCGTTAATATAAGTTCCTACAGATTCCTGCCAGCTTGTCTGTACACTTTTCCAGTCCTGTGCGTGGGGTTTCATGTGAGTGAAACATGGGAACTTAGCAACCTTATTAGTAATATTACTTTCGCAGGCAAGTATCTTTGTAACAATTGCTGCACATACGTCTACGCTGTAATGCTGTGGACTACTACTGTCCTTGTTTGCATATAATTCATAAAACTTCTCCCAATTGTATGTTACAAATTCCAACCATCTATAAAACTCATGAGCAAAGTCACATTTCTTAAAATAATGAAACCCACTATATATATTTGGCAAATCGTTAATTACAAAAGTTTTTCTATAAACACTGCTGGTTACTAATTCGTTTCTGTACGTATGAACCGCACTAGTAAAGTACAGATCGTAGTTGTTAAGAAAAGTTACCCAGTTAGATATATCCTGTAGTACCAACATATCTGTATCCATTACAATAGTTCTTTCGTAAGGTGTAGAGTGATATATCTTCCAGCGGTTTTCTACCTTCCATTCTTTATTAGCAGCATGGTCGCCAAACGGAATAGGTATTATTTTATCAAACAGTGGTTGATACTCCTGCGGCACTGTGTCGTTAGTAACCAAGCTTACAGGGAGAGAAGGATTTGTCACGCTAACGCTCATTGCCAAAAGACAAGCTTGCTGTACGTAATCGTCATTGGCGTTATTTTGAGCAAGTACTACTATTCCGGTATTATCCATTTGTTACCTTGTCTATTGCTCTATTCAAACTGAGCTTGTTCATTACATGGACAGTTTGTCCTTGTGTTTTTATTGGGGTATATTCTCCAAGTCGATGTTTCTTTTCAACAAGAAACATCATCTCGTCGTCTTGTAGTCGCCAAAGAATGTCTTTATCTGTGACATAAAGTATTTTTCCCGGCATACTCGCAGTAAAATTACCCTTCTGAAAGCCGTTCATAATGTGTATAGCGATACTAAAAGCAAAGTCATTTCTGAACATAGTAGTTGAGAGTTGGTAAACTTTAACATAGTGTGTCCAATTATCTTGAACATGCTTTACTAGATCAAAGAAAGTACTGTTGATCTCATTTTTTCTAAAGAAAATACATGTAGCCCAGTAAAACTCTACGCCGCAATCGCTTATATATTCAAATTCCGACACATCTCGGACGTTTCCTAGGTCGTGTGATTCTTTATATATTAAAAAGTCACGAGACGACGTAAAACAATTTTTGTATATGTCATTACAAATAACAATATCGGTGTCTAACAACAAAGTTTCTGAGTAAGGACTTAGGGCATAAGCATCTGACCGCCGTCTATTGTTGAAGCTGGCAGAAGCATGAGCCATTGCTCCGTCAAAGTAAAGTCTACTATTTTCATCACTGTATTTTTCTAGTGAAATTACGTGATCAAAGGTATCAGGAAAGTTATCGTTGAGATAGCGGGGGCTGTCTGTTACAATACTTGTAGGAAGATCTAAATAATATTTTACTCTGTCTGCCAAGAAAGCAGCCTGCTTGACATAGTCAATGTGACCGTTGTTTCTAGCAAAGACCAAGACACCTCTAGTCTTTGTCATAATTGACCAACTTTGCTGGACTTCGGTTTTTCTTTAGCTGCTCGTATTGTGTGTGATAACTGTTTGATGCACTAAAGTATACATCGAGAATACTGTCGTAGAAATCAGTAAGATCGTCTATTGATGCAGGTGTGTCGTTGTCGTCTACAAGTACGACCGTATCATTGCCTTTATCTACTAACATATTTACAAATGTTATTAGCTCACTGGAAACAGTAAACTGACTTCCTTTATAAAAGTAGAGTAACTCTTCGTGATAGTTTTCTTTAAGTAGTCTTTTCTGGTTGGTTAACGTAACCATGTAATTAGAAAAGTCTAGTGCTTTTTCTAGTCGCTCGTCCATCAAAATCTCCTATATGTTACACAATTATATAGTAGTTTAACATTCTTGTCAAGGAGAGTTTTGGTTATAATCCAGAGATTAGAGTTCCTACTATAGCACCGTCATAGCTCACAGTATCCGTAACTACTCCATTGATAGTAGCACTACCGTCTGGAATTAGGACTGACACGTTGCTCGAAAAGTCCCCAAACACTGCTTCGTCAATAGGAGTATCTGGTGGCGGAGATGACACTGCGTTGCCATCAACAAATAACACTCGAACTCTTACAGTAGTGTCATTAAGTGACAGGGCTTGTATTGTATAGTAATTATTAACGTAAGCATTAGAAAATGCATAAAAGTACAATTGCTGATAGGATCCAGTAAGGGAGTAATTGCCAACACTGGTGTTTTTATTGGTATAGAATGCTGTAGTATTACCAATAAAACTGCGATTGCCTGCTATACTATAAGCATCTAAGTCGTTCATCCTGTTGGCCCAATCAACTGATTTAGCTTGACTACCTGAATAGTTCACATCAGCATCTACTCGAATTTCGCCTCCTGCGTTAAAAAAGTGTCTTCTATCAGCAGCATTCTCAAAAGATACATCAAATATGTGAATTAGCTGTCCGTCCCATGTTCCTCTAACAGACTGATCGTAAACAGATGAAATCGAATTACTAAACTGATCGAACACTAACGAAGTACTGGCTTGTGATGCGGCATCAATACTGAACCTGTCAGTCTCAACGTTGCTTGCTAGAGTTTCTAATAATTGTATGTAGGACTCGTCGATAATATCAGCGCCTGGATTGTTGTTAATATCTCCTTCGGGATAAGGTAAAATTGTAACGTTGCCGGAACCTAATTGATGAATACGAGATCGTATCAAGTCAAAGTATATCTCTTCGTATTCTTGTACAGATATCTTATTGGTGTCTGTGTTATTGTCTTCGAAGTTGCCGACTACATCACTAGTAGAAATAAAGTCGCCATAACCGTACGTAGGAGTTAAAGGAGAAGATACTCCTAGTACTAGGTTTACTGTATCTCTAAGGGCATTATATCTTGCTGCTGTTACTGGTGTCGTGGTTGCCATAATATTGTCTCTTGTATTGTTATAATTATACTATCAGAAACAAATTTATGCAAGAGTTGATTGATTGGAAAAACTAGGACCTGCAACTGATACATTAATGCTATTTGCTCGTAGTTGATTAACACTGCTTTCTAATTTACCGTCGACATTATCGTCTATGTTTCCTACGAAAGCTGCGTCGTTAAACTGTATTTTGAATAGAATAACGTTAGGATTTGCCTCAGGTTGCGTTGCTTGAATTGTGTAGATGTTCGAAGAGTAAATACCTGACCCAGTCTTGCTGTATATTCCTTGATAATTGTCTGTTAATTGATAATTACCAATGGCAGCCGCGGCGCCCGAACCAGTAGTCACTGTGCTATTACTTTTAAATTTTACAGTACCCATATTCGATAATAAATTTACCCAGTCAGCTCCTTTGCTGCCCGACGAACTAGTAAGATTGGCACTAAACCGAATTTCGCCGCCTGTATTAAAAAAATAACGTCGTTCATTAGCATCGGCAAATGTTACTTGTACTTCGTGTGTTATTGTCCCGTTCCACGGAGATTCTCGTCGATCAGAAATACCTGTTTCTAGCTCAGCCTGAGTCGGTACATCTATTAAAGCTTTTTCTGTTTCAATTACGGACATTAGGTTTTCGTAGTCAACCATACCTTTTAACGAGCCATTTACATCAGACGTTGTTACTCCGTCGTCATCAACAAAAAAGCTAGCATCTTCAGCTACAATATTTCTGTCTTTTATTAGCAAAGCAATCATCGTGCTAGTAATTCCTACTTGATGTGCTCTTGCATTAATCATATCTCTATATATACTGTTGATATCTTCAGCAAGTATAAAGTTGTTCTGGTTGCTTACCGGAGCACTTTCGACCAGTTGCCCGTAACCAAACTGTCCTGCGCCTTCTCCTAATACTAGTTTAATGCGTTCGTGTAAGTTTGTTACTCTTGCTGCTGTAACGTTTGCCATGCTGGATCCTTAAACCTTTAGTACACATTCTACTAGCTTTTCATTTTCATCATTGCTAGACTCTAGTGCGATACCTACCATACTTGCTCCAGTATGTGATGTACATGCTGTGCCTTTTCCATGTACGTAAACTGCTTGACCTTTTTTTACCATACCAACAACTCTCACCGGCACTCGACCTTTTAATCCAACTGCTTGACCGGGTGCATCGCTATTCATTAAATATGCAGGGTTTTCTGAAATTACGCCAATTGCAATTTCACCCGCGTTTGCAGCGCCGACGTCGTGGTCGTTGTGCGCACAGACGGATACCACAGTTCCAACCGGGTATGTTTTGTTAGTTGAATAAATTTCTGCTAGGTCCGCATAACGGGCTTGAGTTGCAGTACCCTGGAATAAGGTAGCTGATAAGTTGCCAGATGGGTCTCTTACTGCAATAGTGTTTGGAATAGCTGTGACTGAAGCAGTTCTAAAATTAGATCCTACTCTTAGGTTAGTTGCATTAACAGCTTCACCCCTAAAGTTAGCTGCATACACGTCCTGTATTCTATTGGTTAGTGACCCAAGATTAAACACGTTGTCTGTCGCAGGTAACATACCAGTAGGACCAAACGTAAACGTAGGAGTAACTGCACCAGCACCGTCAGTAACTTTTATTTTGATAATACTATTTTGGCCTGTGACGTTTTGTATAACTCCCTGGTTACCGTTTTCTATGTTTAATTGCAAATCGTTAGAATCGCCGATTGCAATGCCAGCGTCTGGAAATTCTACTAAGCTGTCAAAACTAGCTAGATCCCGTGTTGCAAAGTTTTCTGCTGATATACCACCAAGCTTCTCAGAGTTACTAGCAGTTCCCCAGTAACGGAAATCGTTACCTGCAACTTGTTGGCTGTTGGTTACTCCATCGTCTGCTAGTCTAGTCCACTTTAGAGTTACGCCTCTTTTGATTCCATCGAACCCAAGAATAGGAGTAGACACTCCTAGAGTAAAATTATTTGCAGCATTAATAACAAAAATAACTTCGTCGTTAACTGTAGCTGATATCAAATTGCGGACTGCGCCTGTAGCATCAACTACCTCAATACTCTGCAACTGAGTAACGCCGTTTCCTACGTTTTGCGGACCTACTAGAACAAAGTTAATTCCGTTGTATACATATAATTGATCACTTGATGAATTCCACCAAAAGTCCCCAACTGACAGTCCAGTTGGCTGAGTCCCAGAAGTCTCTGATCCGCCAGTACTACGCCACTGGGCTCCATCATAAAATTTTAACTTGCTACTTCCTAAGTCAAACCACACCTGTCCACTCAGTGGCCTGGCCGGTTCGTTAATTCCTGAAAAGTTTTCTAATAAGAACAAAAAGTTCTCGTTATGTAATTCACCGTAGCCCGAATAGTTCTTGCCGATAAATTTTAAATCAGTTGTTTGGTCAATAGTACCATCATCAACTACTGTTAATAAAGTATTATTGTATCTATCAATTTGATAAGCCATTTAAGTATAATCCTTAGCGTTTGTATTATTTATCATATATTAATATGGATTTGTTACTACTATCAAGTTCCAATTGGTTCCGTCCGCAGCGTATTCCATTAGTGCTCTACTTGGAGTTAATGACACTGTGCCAGCAGCGCCAGCTGGGTCAAACGCAATGTCCTTTACTACTGACTCGTTCTCAGTTCCGTTCTTGTCAACAAGAGTCGAAGTTATTGTTGTGGCGCTAGCAATATCTACACCACTAACGACTGAGTTAGAATACGATACTGTATGAATCATAGCTACTTTACTGGCATAAGGTTGGTAAAGATCTAATAGAATTACAGCCACAGCATCTGCTAACGCAGTTCCTGTGCCTAGGCCGGTCACGTCTAACGAAAATCCTACTGGTTCTGTTCTAGCAGCAGTGTCTGTATAGAGTTTAGTAGCAGCATCTTGCGGCTGAGTTGGATCCAACACGCCAGTAATCCTTGCTGGGGTTGTTAATGCAATGTTGCCGTTTAATGAAGATATGTTAATTCCAGCAGTGCCTATAATGTTTAGAGGAAGTAAGTTATCAGTAGGGTCACTTGCTGCGATTGCAGCACCTGCCTTTATGGTCGTTCCGTCGATTGATGTATTGTCAACGCTGAGTGATATTAAAGTACCGATTTCATTTAGGTCGAGCGCTTTTTGAATATTAACTAAACTAGTATTTGTTAGTTTGAGCTCGCCTCCTATATGATAACCGGTAGAACTATCAGATATGTTGATTCCTACGTTAGAAGTCCATGCATTGGTTACACTTTCCCACGTCCATTTCTTTGTTAACGAGCCGGCGATATCAAATATTATACCAGTATCATTTGCATCAGCAGCACTAAGTTCGGATCCAGGTACCGTCCTAGCTAGTTGTATAACCTTATCCTCAACTCTCAATATGTTAATATCTAGACTATTTGCTGTCCCTGAAAATAATAGATTACCGGAAATTCGTAAATCACCGGTAACATCTAAAGCATACTGTGGGTTATTATTAAAAATACCTACCCTTGCTGTACTTGCATCTATATACACTGCATCTATTGTTGATGATGTTAACGATGATGCAACTCGTAAGCTCATATCCTGATCAAAAATTTGGTTTTCTATATAAAACTTTCCACCTACTATTTTTTGTGTAGTGTTTCGTATCATGCCAATTGTTAATCCACCTGCGTTTTGAATAGTAATCGTGCCTGAGGTTATTCCGTCTGTGTCTGACGGTAGGAACGAGTCAACCGGTCTAATTCTACCGTCAGACGATACTAATGACTCTGCTGCTTCTGCTATGCCTCTAAACTTAAATGTAGCTTGATTAATAACATTAAAGCCTTCGTATATTCGTCCTGTCGGATTTTCCTGAGTAATCAAACCAGCTATTTTCTGTCCAGTTACTGGAGTAAAATCTAAGCTGCTAAGTAGACCAACTAGGGTGCCGCCGATGTACAAATAAGACACTGTGCGAGAACGGCTACTTTCATCTAGCAGTGTTCCGGTTCTAAAACCGCTCTCACCTTGTGATTTAGTATATTGTGGACCAATTAATATAACGTCAACACCGTCAAACGCATATAACTGATTATTTAGGTTGTCTATCCATAAATCGCCAGTTACCATTAGAGGAATAGTAGGCTGCACAAACGGACTGCCGCTGGCTATCCACACTAATCCATTATAAACTTTTAGTCTTTGATTAGCAGTGTCCCACCAAGTTTGTCCTTTTAACGGATTACTCGGCGCTGCACTATTTGAAAAATTTTCTAATAGTCTAACAAAGTTTTCATTAAAAATTTCACCATAGCCGGTGTAGTTTCTCCCTACTAACACAAGGTTAGTACTATTAGAATCAATTTGTCCGTCAACTAAGTCAACTAATAGCGATCCGTCAGTTTTGTTTATTTGATAACTCATTCTTAATTTCCAGTATAGATTATGTAGTTCGACCCTAAAAATGGGTTCATTACTGATAACGGTTGGCCTAGTTGCTCATTTGTTTTTACGCCGCCAGATGACGCTAGTCCCTGCGTGCCGCCGGCGCCAGCTTCGGTTGAAAGGGTAATTGCATCATCGTCGATTGGTGCACCAGAGCCTACCCTAAACCCATAATACTGAGTTCCTGATTCCCCTTCCATATCGTGCTCGTGTTCTGGTAAGTTCTCTGTGTTAACTTGCACTGTTTCGGAACCGTTGACGCCCCCAATTATATCTGCTGCGGGGTTAGTCACTGTGTTAGCACTAGGTCCTCCCATATTATCTAAACCTAGAGGAAATCTTCCTCTCATATCAGGTAGAGCAAATGTGCTAACACCTTGGTCGCTTAATAACGAAGCATCTCGAAAGTTATAACGTATTACGGTAAACAACTCTGTATACCGAGACTTATCAACTTCACTTCCGTCACACAGTAGCCAACCTGCAGGAGCTTCTTCACCAGCAAACGGCATATATGCTCCTACTGGCATAAGTGGGATTGACTTTAAAAAGTTTCGTTTAGTAACTCTAAATACCCCAGTGTCACCTACTATTCTATTTATTATTATTTCGTCTGCGGAGTCTACGTCCAAAACCGGGTCTTTATTTGCTATAAAGCTATTCGCAATTCGAATGTCAAACGTCTTGTTAGTACCGCCAACCTGACCATCAAAAGCAAAACTTGTATCTTCTACGTCCCCAGTAACTCCAAAGGTAGTAGTACTTGCTAGTCTGCTTGCACTGCCTGCTCTGCCTGACACAGTTCCGCTTACGTTACCCTGCAGGTTACCAAAAAACGTTTGGGCATGCATTTGATCATAGCGCAACGCTGAAGTGCCTACGTTTCGCTCAGTAGCACCGTCAGGAATAATATTTCCAGCAATTACGTCACCGTTTATTTTTGCATCGGCACCGACATTTAAGTTTCCAGCAACACCGGCACTTCCTTTGGTTACAAAAGAACCAGAACTAAAGTTTGTGCTATTTTCAGTGCTGCCAACAACTAGCGAGCCTGAAGTAACAACATTTCCTATAACGTCAAGCGCTTCTTCCGGAGCAGCATTATTGATTCCTACTAGTCCTTCAGAGTCAATTCGAAGAACAGTTGGTGTTCTGTTTCCGTTCCTCAACCGAAAGTCAATGTTTGAGCCAGCTGTATTGTGCTGAATAACTCCGGCTTCGTTGTCAACAGCTAGAGATAGCTGCCCACCTACTCCTATTGTGATACCGTTGTTGTTTTTAACTTTAAATTCAAAGTTAGTAGTGGAAACTGAGTCTCCTCTTAGAAAAGAGCTTGCTGGTATTGCTTGCTCTGCAATAACTAAGCTTTCGGCTTTCTCTGACGTGCCCCAATATTTTGACACACCTGCGCCTGCAATAATCAACGTACTTAGATTAAGTCCTGGATTTATTCCAGCTCTAAATCCCGATATTGCTGCTTTAGGTACGAACTGACTAGGACTGACAATGATAGTTGGAACATTTTTTACTTTAATAGCAAGTACGGTATAGGTTATATTATCTGTTCCTACTATTTCCTGCGATTCTGTTCCTGTTAACAACCCGTCACTAAAATTAGGACCGACTAGCACCCAGCTAGTGCCAGTAAACAAATATAGTTGCTGACTTTCGGTATTAACCCAAAGTTCTCCTGAGACAGAATTTGATACTGCCGGTACAGAAGTTGCTTTTTTTAGTCCGCCACTTGCAGTCCAATTAGTGCCGTCATACACTTTTAACTGATCAATGCCGGCTCTAGTGTCGTACCATAATTGACCTTCTACAGGAGTTTGGGGGGCTGTGTCACTAGCAAAGTTTTCTAACAAATGCAGGAAGTTCTCAGCAATTACTCCTCCATACTGCCGGGAGTCTCTTCCAGGAAAAGCCAAAGAAGTTGAAGTAGTGTCTATATCGCCTTCCTCAACAATAATAATACCCTTATTAACATTGTCGGTGTATTTAATTTCGTATGCCATTCTTTGCTCCTTAACCTGCTAGACTTTGAATACGCACTGTATAGTCAATTTGTATCAGTCGGTTTAATGATTTTTGTATTGGGTGAAATATAACATGAGTCATTAGACGACCAGCTTGCCCGGGCGAAAAAGCTCTCAGGCCTAACTCATCAAATACAAATAAATCATCTGTGTTAGTAGCAGTG